TGGTATCCCTACTGCAGTGTGAGGTGAGGTGATATACTCCTTTTTTATTTTATAGTTTTCGTGGTCTATTGGTAGTAGTTTACCAAATCATCTTTATTCCAACAAGAGAGCCATACTGTACCGAATTGCCCAAACTCGAAACGTCGGTAGTAATAGCCACCATAATAGCCGCCTTCTCCTGTGTCTGTAATGTTGTTTTCATCACCGGCAAAACTAAAGAACATGCCTGCCTTGAATTCTTGGTCAGCTCCGTCAGGCAAATCATTACCATCTTTATCTACCCAGTTAACCATTGCAACCGGGACCCCATTTTCGAAAAAATTAAACCCAATTGGACATAAATAATCGCATTTAATCTGCCAGATACCGTTAACATATTTGACTTCATTTGCTTCATAGTAAGCCTTTTGTTGTGGCACTACCGCAGTATTAGCTTGGTTATTCGTTTGTGGTGCTGATTCAGCATATCGCCAAACCTCGATATAGGAAGGCTTGTTCGCTGCATAGTAATCATTCCAAGGATACGTATTGATAGCTTGGCCAGGTGCCCCTTGAGTTGAATAATCGCAACTAATGAAGTTTACACTATCCATCATAACACCAACGTGACCACCTGCACCACCAGATTGTGACATGTCAGCACCCCACGACATCATTACGATATCTCCTGTCAAGGCGTCCCAATCCTGATTAATACTTACACGATAAAATCCATTTTTGGCAAGTTGTTGACCTAGTGTAACAGTAGATGGTAGACCTTGAATACCAATACCAGCTTCTTTTAAGGCTTGCGAAATTGAACCAGAACAGTCAGCAGTGCCGTCTGAACCATTCCGTGACCCATACATTGAATAGGTTAATTTGCCTCGATGGTTAACAAACCAATTTACGATAGATTGTTGTACGCTCATTTTATTTCTCCTTTTTATCGTTTAGTGGTACATCATAGTTCAATGCTCGTTCGCTGTCTGCAATTCCTTTAGTTGTTGGGTCGGTAACGATTCCGAGGATAACCAAAATTGCAACGAAAGTATTGACAGCGTCTTGGATATTGTGTGGAATTTCAAGCCCTAATTGTTGCAGCATAAGGAATACTGCTGAGATAAGAGCTACTAGTGTAGTTTTATTTTGCAAACGTAATTTAAAATTAATCATTTTATTATTATCCTCTCAAGTTTCGATCTACTAATTTTTTAACTTCTTCAATATTTCCTTTTAGCTCAACAACGTTCTCATTAAGATGGTCCATACGTTGGACGAGAGCTAGAATTATTTTTTGTTCTTCTTGATGTTTATCAAGACGGTGATTGTGGGTTTCAATAATTTTCTCGATTTCACGGTCGACGACCTCTAATTTAGTGATTCGATGTTCTAAACGAGAGGCGCGTGACTGGCTTGAAAAATAAAAACTCGCACTTGAAATAGATATAGGAAGTATTACCGTTATAAGCCAGTTCATCAAATCTGGCTCGGTTTGATTTACCATACCGCACTCCTAACTATTCTTTTGTGAGCTGAGCCAAGAGCTCGTCATCCTCAACCATCTTAGCGATTTGTTCTTTAACTTTTGGCTTCAAAACTTTAGGAACCCGTTTAAACGGGTAGCTCCCATCAACAATGTTAATAGCAAATAATTTAACTATCATATCTTTTTCCCTTTCTATTTCTTCTTTAATCTTCTTCAACGTCAACGATAGACAATTCAGCCAAGTCTTCATCCTTTAGCATCCCTTTTTCATAAAATTTATTAACGATATTCATCAGCGTTACTTGTGCTGTCTTCGATTGCTTTTGCTGCTTCTTTATTTGTTCTTCCATCTTAGCAATGGTATCAGTAGCTTTTTTGCTTAATGCTTCGTACTCTTTGATTTTTTCATCAAGTTCATTAAATTTCTCATTTTCCGCACGCCGTGGGAAATTCTCTTGATAAATTACTTCTAGCGCTGCATTTAAAAGTTCGGTATTTGATAAGTCGATTTTATCGACTGGCAAAAAGACAGGAACGTAAGCGCCATCTCTGTTTCTCAAAACTACTTTGGTGGCGTATGCTGCACCGCTTGCATCGTATTCTTTTGATTTTGATTCGTATTCAAATTTCATTTTTTTCCTTTCATTTATAGCATTATTGTGAGTTGACCTCGGTAATCCCAATTTTTTAGTGTTGCTAAAGCGACAATATCACTTCTCCCTCCACTAATTTGTGCGTGACCATCGTGGTCAGCAAGTCGATACCAAGCTTTAATTGTTAGCATATAATCTTGCGGTGATTTAAAAATATCTGCTGGTAAGGAAGCTATTTTAATATCATCCCCATTACCAGTAAAATTATATCTAACTGTCAGAACATCTCCGACACGTTTATAGAAGCTACCTTCATATCCTGCTGGTTGCCAGCCCGTGTTAATTAGATTTGGGTGGTCGTTTCTAGTAAATTCCTTCCACGGTTCCCAATCGTCGATTATCTTCGACCATCGGTGATGTCTGAAAAACAACCGACCATCATTACTCCAAAAAGTTTGAATGGCTTCTTTAATGCCATCAGTATTCTTTCCATAATTACTGTAGTGAAATAAATAGCCCCACTGACCGTTACCGTTAGGGTTACCAGTTGCATAAGCATCAAGGTAATACTGCCCGGGCTGGTCTAAAATATTTGCATTTCCAACGTTAGGCTTTCCATCTACCCATATCGGAGCGCCGTTATTATTGGTTAGCTGATATTGCTGAATCTGACTGTTGTTAGCGTAGATGTCACCAGCCACGTCAAGAGCACCACGCTCTCGGTACTTACCAATCCCAACGCCTTGACGATCATAGGTCATAATAACTTCATCGGTTGGAACGGTGACTTGGAATGAAGCGCTTGTAAACTCATCTTCTAATTTCCCTGTAACGATATATGATGTATCTGCAGGATAACGATTACCAAGGTTTGCATCAGATGCGTTAAATTCAGAAACCTGTGACCAAATTCCACCAGCTTGGCCATTATCTAGAACCTCAGTATCAGAACCGAATTTTCGTGTGGTGAAAGTCAGCTTCATGGTGTTTTTCTGCACGCCGTTAACTGTAAGTGGTGCTATTTTAGCGAATCTCTTAATAGTTAGGATATCTAAATTCTTATCACTTCTCTTAACCTCGAATCTTAGTGCTGGGCTAAAATAGAATAGAAACATTAGTTTCGTCTCTACCCAATCAGACCATATCCCACGAGAATCTAGAACCCTTCCTCTTAAGGTCATTTCAGTGTCTTTGTTAACAGACACCTCACGCAACACTCCGCCATTCTCAGTAACAGAATTGTTAGCGCCAACAATTTCAGCATAGTAACCAGCTATGGTAGCCCCGCTCTTGGCTTGAGCTCCATTAAATGTAACTTTGACAAGCGACATGATGGAAACAAAATGCGTTGATTCTGGGATTACTCTTTGAGATACTGGATTAGCATCTGTCAACGTGAAACCAGTTAACGACGGCTTCATGTTATTTGTGATAACACTTGCCGTGAACGTTGTCGACTGTGTTTGAATGAAATTTCCATTAATATAAGTATCTACATATATAGTACCCCGTCCACTTGTTGAATTTGGTATATCGTTAGCGAAATCTTCTGGGATTGTCCATTTATACGACGTTCCAACATTGTCGGCAATTTTACCTTGTTTGTTGTACCAAGAATAGCGTAGTGTATGTGTAGCGCTACCTACTTTTTTATCGATAGAGATGTCTACTTGATTGCCAATGAACCCATCAGACACTCTCACCGAGCTTCCCCTTGGGATAGTTGTCAGTGTTATTTGCTGATTACCAATATCTAGATTCACAGGACTCCAACCACCCGACCCATTAAAGTGAGCGCGTACACTGAAGACACCAGACCCATCATCAGCATGTCTAACAGTAATTGTTTGATCTATTAATTCGACTGTTTGATACCAACTTAGAACGCTAGGTGAACCAGACCAATTCAATCGTTGACCGTTAAATTCGACATAAGCACTACATTGATATTGAGCAAACGTA